TCCCACTTAGCTCGATCCCAAAATAACCACAGACCACTTTCGCGCTTGTAGAAATCTACACCTCGCTGATAATCGCGTGCATGAGTCGCATCATCCGGCGCCAAACTCCAATCAACCTTACTCATAACTTAACCCCGTCCGCGTCGAATGCTGGGTGATATTGTTTTACTTCTGCGAGCATCTGTTCAAGGCGATCAATGGAATCCTTGGCAGTCCAGATATCGTGAAGACCAGATAGATGCGCCCACTCTGCTGACTTATTGACCTGACTGACGCCTTTCATCACGCGAATCTCAAATGCGTGAATGTGCGCGATGTAACTGGCAGCGATTGTATACAACCCACCGGCCAGAGTTACGTCAACCGCGAGATTCATGATCTCGCCCATCAATTTCCGTTCTTTTTCAGTAGCCACTTTCCACCCTCCGTTTGTTTGTGAGCCGATAATGCAGATTATTCGGCTCAAGGTCAAGCTCTTTAGCCCCAGTTTTCAGCCATCGCATTAGCAATAGCCGGATATGTCCTGCTGCGTTCTTTCTCTCGCTCCGGACCAGGTGATGCGTAGTGGCATGCAGCTACGATCTTTTCATGATCCGCTTTCTTATGAGTGGCGACCAGCTTAGGCAGCCCCTTAAGCCACAACGCCGCACCCTTGGTGAACGGATCACCAAACATCCACGGCTGAACGATCTGGTCATATTTTCCGATAACCGACATAGCCAGACCATGAGGCTGAGAGTTCTCAAGGCAGATCTTTGGAATCGGCGCACCCATCAGCTTGTTAAAGAATGCCGCGCCTTCAAGAAAGTTATTCATGCGATCAGGATATTGTGGGTGGCGACGACGCTCCGAGGCTGGCAGGTGCGTGTCTTCCGGGTGATACATCCAGCGAATACCTGCAAGCGTGTTGTAGGTGCAGTACGGGTGACCGATCATCATGTCCCATCCTTGATCTAGGATGTTCAGCACATCGCCCTGTATGTGCCACTGCGGATCGCCTTCGCACTCGCGCAGATCGCACGACCAAGCGTCGTGACCTTTTGCTCTGAATGCATCTCTTACACGACCTGAATACTCGCACCCGATCAAGATTTTCATGCTGCCCTCCGTTTTTGATGAATCGACTTTACCAATCTCGTCGGCTCAGCGTCAACTGTTCTCCGGAGAATCGTTACTTTCTTAAACGGCGCGGCAGCAAAATCCCACCAGAGTTCTTCAGCTTCATGACAGGCTCAAGCGCGTAACGGATGGCGTCAATGTAGTGGTTCCAGTCGTCCACGATCACTGGGAGGATGTCGCCAGACAGACGATCAACCTTGTACCCGTACTTCCTGAACTCTTCCTGCACCTTGACGCAGCGGGTGTGAATGACCACCTCCTGATAGCTCTTGATGTGCTCTACGCCGTCCTCTACGCTACCCTTGCCTTTGGTGACGCCTTCGATTCGAGGCATGCCGTGACGTTTCAGATAGCTGATTGATTCAGGCCGCGCACAGTCAGCACGGACGGCATGGTCAGCGAATCCAGGCACTCGCTCGTTGACGTATGCGGCTGTGTCGTCAAGCTCCAGACCAATGCGACCAGCCTCGTACTCAATGTAAAGCCGATCATCGTAGATCCAGCACTTGACGGCTGCCGTAGGGTCTTGCGCGAAACCGAAGTCGAGGCCGTTGTATGGTCCATCCCAATCTGATTGCGGCTCGAAGTCAGCGATGCGTGACTTGCCAGCGAATACCTGCGCATCGGTACGGCTAAGGTAATCGCCTTCCCAAATGTGCGCATAGGTCGCAGAGTCCATCGTCTTGAGCGCGTGCAGTCTTTGCTCCTCAAGCTCAAGCGGAAACCACGGATTGTCTGAATAGTTCATTTCCACGATGCATGATCGCGGCGGAGTGTTCTTTACGAATCGGTGGTCTACAGGGCTTCCGTCAAGGCGCGGGTTCCAGACTACCCATATCTCTGAGCCTGGTGCGCGGATCGTTGGCTCTAGGGCTTGCCACGAGGCCTCAGGAACGTCTTCGGCCTCTTCCACAATGCATAGGTCGATCTGAGCAAGCGACTTAATGGAGCCAATGTTATGGCGCAGACCCTTGAACAGAAACTCGGTCCCGTTCTTCCCTCGCAGGTAGTCGACGCCTACGTCATATGCAGCCTCAAGCCACGGCTCGGATGCGATGGCGTTCTTCAGCTCGGCGTGGAATGACTCTTTGATCGATGCTTGGAGTTCACGAGTGCAGAGGATGCGTAGAGGCTCAATGACGCCCCAGATAGCAGCCATCTTTGCGAATGAAAAGGATTTGCCCGACCCTCGGCCACCTCTAGCGCCACGATAGCGAACAGTGCCGCGAGGATGACTGAACACCTCCAGCATTTTAGGAGGCAGCCTGATTTGCGCCGTAGTCATTCCTTGCCTGCTACTAGCTCGATGCGGTTAGGAAGCATGGTCCCGTCGCTAGAGTGCTTGACCTCTTGCTTGTCAACAAGACCAAGATCGCGAGCAATGAGAGTCGAGTTCATCAGGCCGGCAACTGCGCGCTCGAACTTGAACGTGCGCATACGAGCTTCGATCTCTTCGCAAACCATGTCGAACTCTTCGGAAATACGATAGTTCTGCCAAGTATGACGATGAATGCCGAGGTGCGTGCAGAGAGCGACGATAGATGGTGCGCGAGGCTTCTGCAATTCGGCCATGATGATCTGGCCCTGAAAGCAGAATGGTTTTTCCTCGATAAGCGGGTTAGATTCGTTCCAAGCAAGGTAGGCCTCGCACGCGCTTTGAAGATCATCCGGCGTCTCAAACATCCGAGTCCGCCCGACAGCTGAAGTCTTATCCCCGGTGTGTACTACTGGCTTATTAGCCATAAAAAGCCCTCCATATGAAGGGCTATCTTACCATTAACCGCTTATATCGGCCTTCTTGGTGGCAAACTTAGCCGCGAAGGCCTTAGCCTGGTCAATACCGAACACTGCAATGGCGCCACCAATCGCGAATCCCCAGCCGCTAGAGAACCCGAACGCCTCAACCGTCGAGCCAACGACGAATGTAATTACACCGCCGCTAGTCACCTCCCAAAAAGAAGTCCAGAAGGTTCGCTCTTTGTTCCGGAAAGCCATCACTGTCGAGAGGATAACGTTCATTATTGCGGCCTTGATTGGCTCCGGAAGACTCGCCCAAAACTGAGCAATTACGCTTGGGTCGCTAGTAGGGTCGCTCATTGGTGACTTCTTCATGGGATGGGTCTGATAGGAGGAATGTATCCATTTGACAGTAGTTTATCATTTGTGGTTCGGTGGCTTTGTGATATCACTTTTTCGTAAGATCTGCATCAGATTGCAAATTTTCTTTAACTGAGCGATGAAAATAGTAATTTAATGCATATTCCGCCCATAAAAAAAGCCCATCGGACGGTTCACGATGGGCTAAAGGTCTTACATCGCGACGGAGGGGGACGCTGCGATGTGTATATTATTGCACAGTTTTGTACTTCGGTGCCACACGAATTCTCAATTCTAGCTCGTGCTCCTTCTCAACGTTGTCATGGATGAACTTGCGCAGGATGTCGCCGGCATTGTCGTCCAGCTTCAGCTTAGACAGAAACCGCTCATACCGCGCATACCCAAGCTCGCACATGGTCATCATGGCCATTGTGTTGATTTGTTCTAGTTCGTTGATTGTGGTCATGGAGGTTACTCCTTGATTTCTTGCATTCTGGTTTTAAAGTCGATCTCGGTCCTATGGAACAATTGACCTGTCTCCTCGTCCTTGTACACGATAACCGATTCTCCACGACTGTATCCTGCGCCAATCGTCTTGCCGATTACAACGTATCTACCACCCTTGCCAATGCATTCGTAAATCACTTCTTCGCCCTCCACCAATACCAAGCATTCATCACGTTCCAGTACGGCCAGGATACGCACCACATTGCCCAAGCCATAGCCCAGTGGTGCCATTGACCTGTTGCTAACTCTTCCTTGTCCAGCCAGAAGTAGACCATGGGCCAGTAGCTGACCACGCCGAACAGGAGATAGATTGCGATTAGGGTTGTCATGGGCGCTGCTCCAGCGTTTCTTTCCAGTCTCCAAAAACATCTGTTACATGAATATCGAGATATACCCAATTCTCCATCGGCTTGCCTTGATTCCAGCAGTCCGCTTTATCGCATGCTATAGGCGCAACATTCCACCAGCTCCACCACCCGTCTTTATCCTGAGCAAGATAACCTGCCCACTCCGGAGCTTCTGACCATTCTGGCTTATTCATTTCAACACCCCCAACGAACGATTCACGGCCATACTCTGCAACCAATCCAACTCATGCGCCTCAATCAGCGTCGTATGCTTGAGGATCTTCTGCGTTGATGTTAAGGCCGTATGACTGCCGATTAGCTGATATTCGCCTGATTCGTAGACGATGAATTGGCCGGCTTGTAGGCGGGCTGGCGATCCCATGGTCCAGCGCGGGATTACGTTGATCATTTGATAATCGTCCATTCAATATCTGCTGGCGTTTCGACAGATTCATAGCCGTCGTATTCATCAATTCGGTAAGAGTTAGATTCGATCTCTGCTATTTGTAGTTTTGCACAACTACCGCTTGCATGGCCACCTAGGCGCTCTACAACAGCAACAAGAATCGCGTCGTGTCGCTTAATATCTCCATAAAGATTCCCGTATTCTTCGCTAATCTCGTTCCATGCAGGATGATCACCAGCCATTTCTTTTGCTAGACGAACGGCATCCTCGCTCAATGTAAAGCCGCCGAAGCAAGCGTTATAAACAACCTTGTACATACCCACCTCCACTCGTTAATTTCAGCAAGATTAGACCTGCATTTTCAGCAGGTCAATCTATTTATCGAAAGAATTTGCCTGATACACAATGCAAAAGAGCCCGTTTCCCGTTTCCGTACACAATACAATGCGTATGGTGCCAGGATGACGGGGAATCCTCGTTGTAGCCCATCTTGAGCTTGCTGGTCGTGCCTACGCAATACGCGCCGTCGATGATGGCTGGCGAGTGGCTGTGACCTGTAACTGTGCGGGCGCCGATATTGCTAAACCCTTTAGTGCTACCTCGTGCTCCATTTGGTCCTCGGTGGCCATGAAAACCCAGCTCGATACCGTGTCGCGAATACGACTCGCCTGGACGCAGCCAGTGGATAGCCTCTGGCGTCGATGCCAGCTTATCAACCCAGTACTTGAACGGGTCAAGATAAGAGCCTTCATGGATCGCTCGCAGCATTGAGCCTTTGTCTCGTG